AACGAAACTAGGCTTTTCTAGTTCTTTTTGCAAAAAGGAAATATTATGGGTTATGGATTAAAAGGCGAAAGCGGCGAACGCTTTCCAAAAGGTGTTAAAGCAAACGACCGTACTGGCGAAAAAAAGGGTTCTGAAAAGGGTGTAAATTCCACCAAATTCATGCCTGGTGCTACCGGTGAAAAAGTTCCTAAAGGTGCAACATCAAGCGATTCTACTGGCGAACGTCATGAGAAGCTCAATGGTGGTGTAGCTATGGGCCTAGAAGATGGTATGGGCGCACGTCCAGCCGCACACATGGGCAAGCATGATGGCCGCCTAGGTGAGTTCAAGGGTCACATGGGTGAATCAGTTGTTTATGACCATAAGCGTGTAGGTCACGACCAAGACGATATGTAATCATGGCTGACTTTACTGCTAATCTAAATCCAACGTCTAATCAGAGCAGTTTGACTGATTTGCTTAAGACAAAGGATTATATGAGCCGTGTAAAAGCCGTTAAAACTAAACCACAAGCAGTAACATCAACCCCAGCCGCAGATGCAGTAATGGCTAAACCGCCAATTGCAGATAGCTGGATGACAAATGGTGATGATATGCCATTTACATTCGGGGCTGGGTACCAAAAGTAATAAAGCGAAGGGCCTACAAGCACGTGAAACTTGTAAGCCCTTCTAACCAAATAGTAATCGGAGAACTAAATGGCTGATGTAGATTTTATATTGAAACCGATGAATGACAAAATTGTTGTTCGTCCGGATAAACGTGTTTTAAGCACGGTAATTATTGTAGATAACAAAGAAGTAGATAATATGGGCACCGTTGTTGCCGTAGGACCAGGCAAAAAGGTTAACGGGCGCCGTGAAGCAATGCCGGTAAAAGTCGGTGATTATATTCGTTTTGGGACCATGAATGACGACCCAAAAGAAGAATACTTAAAATTTCAAGAGTTTTACGATAAAGGCGAACGCTATTTAATTATGTCTTGGCAAGACGTATGCTTTACTACTGATAAGGAATTAGCATGAATATTGATATTTTTGATTCAAAAGAACCATTAATTGAAAAGATTATGGCCCATTTTGGTTGGTATAAGGTCAAAAAGGTAGAAATGCAAGTTGAAAATCTAGAAATCAACCACATATTTACTGTAAAGTCGCCGAAAGAGGAATTACCACCATTTCCGGCCCCTAAAAAGAAACCAGCATTGAAAAAAGCTACAACTAGAAAGGTAACAAAAAATGCCGCTAAAAAAATCAGCAAGTCCTAAAGCATTCAAAGAGAACATTAAAACAGAAATAAAGGCCGGTAAGCCAGTTAAACAAAGCGTAGCTATTGCATATGCAGTTAAGCGTGAAGTAAAAAACAAATCCAAAAAAAAATGAATAAGTTTGCAAACAATGGTACTTTGCCGGCTAATTTAAGATTAAACCAACGAAGATATGATGCAAAAAAGAAATATGGCATTACATTAGAAAAAGCGGATAAATTAAGACAAGAAAATTGTGAAATTTGCGGTAAAAAAGAAGCAAAAATGTGCATTGACCATAAAGAACCACAAACTTATCGTGGTGTTTTATGTCAACAATGTAATACCAGGCTAGGATGGCTGGAAAAAAACTTAAATGTAATTTTAGAATATTTAAAAAAAGGACCTCAATAATGGATTTAACTAAATTAGAACTCCAATTCACCCATTCCGTACAAGAAATGGAAATCATCCTTGCTGGATTGCGTAAGCTTCCAATGGAAGCCGTATTGGATTTGTATAATAAATTACACATTTCTGCTAAAGCCCAAGTTGACCAGCATATTGCAGAGCAACAACCAGCCGCCGAAGTTCCAGCGGAAGTAACTATTGAAAAGCCAGCAGAATGACAACTCCAAACGTATATCTTCCCTATCCTATTCCCCAAGACCAAAATGAACTGGTAGCGGATATAAATGCTTTAATAAGCCAACCAGGAGTTCCAACAGAACTTTATAATGAGGTTATGGCAATAGAAGATAGCCCAACAACACAGGAAGATATAAACGAAGCAGAAGCCAATTCTGACAGTATGGCGGATGAGTGAAGAAATCTTTATAAAACATGAGTTTAGACGTTAATTCAACAGTTGACAAAGGCGGAGCCCCAATTGGTAATCAAAATGCCAAGAAGGGCAAGCTTTTTACTGAAGCATTGCGTAAGGTCCTTATACAGAATGACCATCTAAAGCTACGCCAAGTCACAGAGAAATTGGTAGATGCGGCTATTGAAGGCGAACCATGGGCAGTAAAGGAAGTAATTGACCGTATGGACGGTAAAGCGGTTGCTATTCAAGAACTGCAAGGTCCTAATGGTGCAGAACTCAAAACTGCCGTACAAATAACATTTGTGGAACCTGATGGAACCATCACCACAGATTAAAGATGCCATCGCCAGAGAACGGTTTCCGGCTAAATTAAAGTGTTTATTTGAACCTAAAAGTAGCCGGTATAGAATCCTGTACGGTGGGCGCGGCGGCTCAAAATCTTGGGGAATCTCAAGGGCTTTGCTTATTAAAGGCATTAAATCTACCATTAGGGTGCTATGCGCCCGTGAGTTCCAAACCAGTATTAAGGATTCGGTACATAAGCTATTAAGCGACCAAATCTATGCCATGGGATTAGAAGCCCATTATGAGATAACTCAAACCACGATTAGGGGCATAAACGGTACGGAATTCATTTTTGCCGGCATTAAGAACAACATTAATGGCCTTAAATCTATCGAAGGTATTGATATTTGCTGGGTAGAGGAAGCCAACAACGTTACGGCCCATTCTTGGGATATTCTTATTCCTACTATCCGTAAAGAAGGTTCAGAGATATGGGTGTCATTTAACCCTGAACTGCCGACAGATGAAACTTATAAGCGGTTTGTCCTAAATCCGCCTGAAAATGCAATAGTCACCAAACTTAACTGGAACGACAACCCATATTTCCCTGAAGTATTGGATTTGGAACGCAGAACACTACAAGCACGTGATATAGAGGCATATAACAACGTATGGGAAGGTATTCCACGTCAGACGATAGATGGTGCCATCTTTGCAAAAGAAATGACTATGGCTGAATTACAGGGCCGTATATGCAATGTGCCATACGATGCAACCAAAGGGGTACATATTGTGTTCGACCTTGGTTGGAATGACCATACGGCCGTGTGGTTTGTGCAACTGTTCCCAACTGAAACCAGGCTGATACGGTATTTAGAAGATAGGCAACAGACAATTAGCTATTGGATGGCAAAAATTTCATCATACGGTTACATGATAGATACCATATGGTTGCCGCACGATGCCAAAGCAAAGTCCCTAGGAACTGGTCGTTCCATAGAGGAAATTGTACGACAAACTGGCCACATGACAAAAGTTTTAGATAGAGTACCGATTACAGATTCAATTAATGCGGCACGAACAATCTTCAGTAAATGCTATTTTGATAGGCAAAATACTGAAGAAGGCTTACAATGCTTAAGACATTACCGATACGAAGTTGACCCTGAAACCAAGCAATTTAGCCAAAAGCCATTGCATGACCATTATTCAAACGGGGCCGATGCGTTTAGGTACATAGGTTTAATGATTAACGAACCAAGGAAAACGGTTAAAAGGACCATTCCCCACGTTCAATCTAGCTGGATGGGATAAATTATGGCTGAAATGGTTGAGTACGAATACGACCCAAGAATTGAAGATGCAAAAGAGTTTTTGCGCTTTGCGGCTGATGCCGATACTAACAACCGTTCAGAAGCATTAGATGACCTTAAGTTTGCCGGTGGCGACCAATGGCCAGTAGAAATTCAAAATAGCCGTAGCGTGGAATCGCGCCCATGCTTAACCATTAATAAAGTTGATGCGTATATCCGTCAACTATGTAACCAGCAACGTCAGCAACGCCCAAGGATGAAAGCCCATGGGATGAACAATGAAACTGACGAACGAATGGCAGACATTATTACTGGTATTTGCCGTCATATTGAGAATCAATCTAATGCTGACCATGCTTACGATACTGCGTATGAATCAGCGGTACGTATGGGATGGGGTTTTTGGCGTGTAAACACACGTTACGTCAACGAAAAGTCATTTGACCAAGAAATCTACATTGATACGATTGACAACCCTTTTACCGTATATTTTGACCCCAATTCGGTGCTACCTGACGGTTCAGATGCTGAAAAAGTGTTAATCACAACGGTAATCCCTAAAGTTAATTTCAGGGCAATGTACCCTGATGCAGAAGATGGAAGCGGATTTACCCAGCGTGGTACAGGCGATTCTGATGCCGAATGGGTAATGAAAGAAGATATTCGTCTTGCTGAATATTTTTACACAAAGATAGTAAACGCTGACTTAATCCTATTGTCCGATGGCTCCCATGTATATGAAGATGAGATGCCAAGCGAAAAGGTATTAGAAGCTAATGGCATTTATGAGGTTAGCCGCCGTAGTTCTTGGCGCAAAGAAATCCATTGGTGCAAGCTAACTGGTATGCAAATCCTTGAAGAAGGCCGTTGGGTAGGCAAACACATTCCTGTTATTCCTACTTATGGCCAGCAATTAGTCATTGAAGGCAAGCGTAAGAAGTTTGGCCTTGTCCGTATGGCTAAAGACCCACAAAGAATGTATAACTTTTGGGTTACATCCATTACTGAATCCGTGGCACTTGCTCCAAAAGCAAAGTGGATTATGGCTGAAGGACAGGATGAAGGACACGAAAATGAATGGGCGCAAGCAAATACCAAAACAATGTCCTATTTGCGTTACAAGCAAACCGATACCGATGGCCAACCGGCACCACCCCCCATCCGCCAAGCACCTGAACAACCGCCGGCTGGAATTATGGCGGCGGCGAGTGGAATTAATGCAGATTTACAGGCCGTAGTAGGTATTTTTGACCCTAATCAATTGCCACAAGGCAACATTAGCGGTAAGGCATTACAAGGTCAACAGATGCAAGTTGACATGACTAATTACCATTATTACGACAATCTGACACGTTCTATTGCCCATACTGGCCGTATCATTCTTGACCTTATCCCCAAGATTTACGACAAAGAACGGGTAATGCGAATCATTGGCGATGATGGAAAGCCAAAGATTGTAACCATTAATCAAAAAACAACTGGTGAAAATGGCGTTGATAGGGTGTTAAATGACGTAACCATTGGTGAATATGACATTGTTATGGACACCGGCCCTGGTTATAGCACCAAGCGCCAAGAAGCCGTTGAATCTATGATGGCCGCTTTGACTGCTAATCCAAACCTATTTGGACAGATTGGTGACTTGGTATTCCGTAATATGGACTTCCCAGGCGCTGAAATCATTGCTGACCGTCTTGCTTCTATTAATCCATTGGCTAATATTGACGAAGATAGCAAGGTTCCGCCACAAGCCCAAATGCAAATCCAGCAAATGCAACAAGCATTACAACAAATGGCCCAACAGAACCAGCAATTGCAGATGGCTATTAAACAACGTCAGGACGTTGAGCAAGTTAAACAAGCCCATGAGGACCAAAGAGCCATGCTCAATGCCCAAGTTAAAGTTCATGACCAAAATACTAGGTCAATTACTAGCCAAAACAAGATGGAAATTGAAGCTTTGACTGACTTAATCTTGCATCACATGGACACAAGACGTTTAGAGAAAGAAATAGCGGCAAGAAACGAAGAACAATACGGTTTTGCTAAAGAAGCAAATGCCGAATTAGGACAAGGAAATCTTGCACAACCGCAATAAACTGTTGTAATATAGTAACAACCTACCGTTGGGTTCAGCGGGTTAAATCTTGGAGTTATCCATGGCAGAAGCAAATGTAGCAGAACGTTTGGCAACGAACGTAGTAACAAGTGAAAATTTAGTTGAATGGAACGTTAATAAGTTAGGTTTAGCTACCGAACCGGCCAATACTGCGGCTGAAACTGTTGAGGAAACTCCAGTAACAGAGCCAGTAGCCGAAGAAGGTGAGAGTGAACCAGCCGTAACTGAACAGGAAACGACCGAAACAGAGGAACGGAAACCCAACCCAAAGTTGGAAAAGCGGTTTTCAGAGTTAACCAAGGCACGTAAAGCGGCAGAGGAATCAGCCGCACAAGAACGTCAAGCCAGGGAAGCTTTGGAAGCTAGATTAGCGGCATTAGAAGGACAAAGCGCGCCCCAAAGGGCACAAAATGTCAATTTAAAGCCAAGTCCTGATGACTATGCTGATGCGTTTAAATACGCTGAAGCGTTAGCAGAATGGTCAGCTAATGAAGCAGTAGCAAGACGTGAACAGGAAATTAAGCAACAAGCCGAACAGGCCAAGCAACAAGAAGTATTAAAGACTTGGCAACAAAAGCTTGATGCGGTTAAAAGCGAATTACCTGATTACGAAGATATGGTTGCAAGTAGCACAGTTTCAGTAAATGATGCGGTGCGTGATGCAATCTTGGAAAGTGATGTAGGTCCTAGGATTCTGTATGAACTAGCTTCAGACGATGAATTAGGCGCCAAAATTGCTAACCTATCTACTGCCCAAGCTTTGAAAATGATTGGTAAGTTGGAAGCGAAGTTTGAGGTGCAAGCCGAAGAACCAGCTAAAAGTAAGCCTGTTGCGGTGAAGTCAAATGCACCAAAACCTATTAATCCTATTCGTGGGACCGGCAGTCAAAGCGTATATACAGATGGTGAACAACTGGAATATCAAGCTTACAGAGCCGCCCGCAAAGCTGGAAAGATTCGTTAAGGTAACAATTTAATTTAATCCTAAAAGGAACTTGCATCATGGCAAATAATTTATTAACCATTAGCAAAATCACTAACGAAGCGTTAATGGTTTTGGAAAACGAACTAACATTTACTTCTGAAGTTGACCGTAACTATGACGACCAATTCGCAGTTGTTGGCGGCAAAATCGGTGCTACTGTAAACGTACGCCGTCCTGGTCGTTTCATCGGTACAACTGGCCCAGCATTGAACGTTGAAGATTTTAACGAAACTTCTGTACCAGTAACATTGTCAACACAGTTCCACGTTGACACACAGTTCACTACACAAGATTTGGCATTATCTTTAGATATGTTCTCTGACCGTGTATTGAAGCCAGCCGTTGCCGCTATTGCCAACAAAATCGACCGTGATGGTTTGTTTATGGCTAAAAACAATACTGCAAACATCGTTGGTACTGCCGGTACACCCCCAACTGGTTTGATTACTTATCTGACTGCCGCCGCTTACCTTGATTCTGAAGGTGCACCACGTGACGGTCGCCGTTCTTGCATCGTTGAGCCATTTACATCTGCAACTATCGTTGATAGCTTAAAAGGTTTGTTCGTTCCACAAGAAGCAATTGGCGAACAGTACCGTAAGGGCTTGATGGGTCGTGATTCAGGTGGTATGAACTGGAAGATGGACCAAAACGTTCAAGCACAAACATTCGGTAGCTACTCCGGTGCTACATTGTCTTGCAACTTGACAACTACTACTGGTATTTTGACTTCCGGTTGGGCTCAAACTTCCACAATCGTTGTTGGTGCTACTTCTGCCGCCGCTACATTGAACCAAGGTGATACATTCACTATTAATGGTGTGTATGCAGTTAACCCACAAAACCGTCAAGCTTATGGTTCAGGTAAACTCCGTTCATTCGTTGTTACTTCTACTACTGCTATCGGTTCCGGTAGTACTGCTTCTGTTACTGTTTCCCCAGCATTGATTTCTGCTGGTCAGTTCCAAAACGTAAGCATTACTGCTACTGGTTCACAAACTGTTAACCCATTTAACAACACCGGTATTCTTTCCCCACAAAACATCATCATGCACCGCAATGCCTTTACTTTGGCAGTAGCGGACCTTGAATTGCCTGAAGGCGTTCATTTTGCTGGTCGTGCAAGTGACAAAGAAATTGGCTTGTCAATGCGTGTTGTTCGTCAATACACAATTAACAACGATAGTATTCCTACTCGTTTGGACGTTCTGTATGGTTGGGCACCACTCTATCCTGAACTCGCTTGCCGTGTAGCCGCCTAATAGGTAATCGTGGGGCCTAAAAACCCCACTTTTTAAACAATTTTTAAGGAATAAATCATGAGCAATCCAGGACCAGCATCAACCCAAACGATTCACCCATCAAATCTAGCTTCTAATCAAGCTATCCGTTTGATTGCAGTATTAGTCGGCGCCAATTTGGGCCAAGGCAACAATACTGATTTGGTAATCCCTGTTCAAAACACAACTAACTTTTCAGTTAGCAACGTTATCGTTACAAACGCATCTACAAGCTTGTCATCGGCTACTATTGGCCTATATCCAGCCGCTAATGCTCAAGGTACCGCTATTGTTGCTGGCGCTACTGCACTATCAGCT